ACCCGACTGGCTTGCACTAACCATTGCGGTAGCGATCACCACGATCTCGCTGGCGGCGTTTGCTTTTTTAGTGGGGTACTTGACATGACTAAACAAGAGCTGCTGAAAATCCTACGCCTACTGTCGGCACTGGAGAGTGCAAGTTTGGTAAGCAAAATATCTTTGCCTGACTACCTATATGAGCAGTTGACCGCTGCCACTGAAATACTTGAGAGGGAGATTTTGAAATGACCAAAGAACAGGTTATTGCATTGGCGCAGCACTGCGGGTTGCCTGATCCGATGGTTTTCTACGCTGCATACGAACGCTTTGCCAAACTTGTTTCCGCTGCCGAGCGAGATTTTTGCGCGAAGTTGTGTGATAAGTTGCAGCAACAATGGCGACCGGCTGGAGAGTGCGCTGACGCCATCAGAGCAAGGGGAAACACATGACTGACAGAGAAGTAATGCAGCTGGCGCTGGAGGCGTTGATCTATTGCGAAGCATTGAACCGCGATGTTGAGCAGCAAAAGACGCAAGCCATCACCGCCTTACGAAAAGCATTGGAGCAGCCAACCATCAAGGAATCCTTGACAGTTGAGCAGGAGCCGGTGGCGTGGCAATACAAGACGGCAGAAGCTGGGATTTTTGTGTCAGACCAACTTCCGCAAGACGTGCAGGTTTGGCAGGAGATTGAATGGAGCAAGCCTATCTACACCACCCCACCCGCAGCACAAGCTGCACCTGTGCAGGAGCCGGTGGTGTTCTATCGTTGTAATGGTTGCGGTCATGCGTATGAGCAAGTGCATCCAACAAGCTGCGACTGCATGGACGCTGGCGGGTTTGATCGGGTTGAGTATTTCACCACCCCACCCGCAGCACAGCGCCCGTGGCAGGGACTGACGGATGAGGATGTAAACCGAGAGTCTGCCCCGATTACTTCACAGATGAAGCTGGCATTTCACGCCGGGATGTATGTAGCCCAAAAGATTCTGAAGGAGCGCAACAATGACTGAAGATGAAGCCTTTGAAGAGTTGGAGAGACAGATCAAGTTTCGGTTAGACAGCACCCGGTCAACGGTGGTAGCCGATGATTATTACTGGATTCCCATCGACGAACACACACCGACCGGGGTCAAGGTTCTGCTGCTTGGGCGTAGCGGAGTAGCGACAATGGGCCACTATGAAAACACGCCGGGTACGCAGTTCTGGACGCACTGGGCTCCATTGCCGAGGAAACGACCGTGAGTGCAAAGCGACCCGGCGAACCGTTGAACGTGTTCTACTCAATCAAACTAACTCAAACTCAGCGCATCCAGTTGATTAAACTCGGCGGCCCAGAATGGATAAGGAATCAAATTGAACGATCTACCGAACTTCCCAGCCTGGGAGCGTCAGACGCTGGACAAATTCGCAGCGGACGCTTACATCAGGATGCAACAACAGGCCGAGGCAATTGAACAGCTACGCCAAGACCTGCGGGATGCTATGAAGCTACTTCGCAGCACGGCCCTGTAGCTTTTCAATTGTCCTCAGGCCACCCAGCCCGAGCATTCCCATCAAAATCGGCAGCATCTCCGTGAGGTCTGCCGGTGACAGGTTGATTGGGTGGCCGTAGATTTCCAGCCCCAGCTTGGCAATTGGCAAGCCGATCCAGTTCCATCCGCAGGCAGCGACACAGACCCAGCCAACGCCTGGACGCCAACCTGAGACGAATAGGCTGGGGTTCTGAGCTTCAGCAGCATTGACCTTGATCTGTTCCACCATCAAACTGGTTTCAGCCGTCAACTGCGCCAGATCACCAGACTGTTGCATCTTGAGCAACTCCAGCTTGGCAGCGTCACGTTGGGCAGGATCAGGCCACAGCCGGTCGATGACCTTGGAGCCAATGCCAAGCAAAATGCTGATGGGGTCTATTGCCATATGCCTGCCCTTGTTCCGTCTTTGTCAATCGTAATGATGCGGTTGATGATCTTGTCGGGTATGCGGGTGCTAACGTGAACCCAAGTGCCAAACTCAAGGATCAACTGCCCAATGCCAACGATCTTGATAACGGGCGCCAGGCTTGCAGCAATCTGGAATGGCGTACCGGCCTTTGGAGCGCGAAAGTCAACAGCGAATGCCATCGTATGGTCGCTGCCGGGTTTGGAGCCTATGACGCCGTTTAGAGCCTTGCAGCGGTATCCTGACGTTATGCTGATGGGTGCATCAATGTGGAACCGAATACGCTCCATCATTTCCAGCGTCTGCTTGGCTGCTTCACGCAGCTCATCAGGTAATCGGTTGTCAATGCCCAGCCTAGCCGCAGTGTCTGACTGCGTGAATTCTTCTAGGCTGAAATGCGGTGTCATTTTTCTAGGTACTTGACTAAGGCAAACACTACTGCCGCAGCAGCCCAGACGCCGACGCCGCGGTTAACCCATTGATCGACCTTTTTGTCGATGCGCTGCAAGTGAACATCATGAACTTCAATCTTGGTTTCAACATTGCCGATTCGCGTTCCCTGTGTGGCCTGACGTTCTTCAAACAGGATCAGCTTGCCAACGGCGTCGGTTAGTTTGTCGACCTTGCTTTCAAGGCGACGGAAGTCATCGTCAGTCATCTGAATGTCCCGTTATTGATTGCGTCCAGAAGACGCTTGCCGTACTTCTCCACCGCCGCCTTGGTAATGACGTACTCACCGCCTTGCAACGCCCCGTAGCCATCGTCTGGAGCAGGGGCTTTGCCTTTGAGGTGACGGGCGTCTACCATGCCGCCGTGGGCGTAAGTCCCAGCAAACCCCATTGTGTCATTGCCGCCAGTGGTGTCGCCAAACCCGCCGTAGCTATTGTCAGCAACAGCTGATCCACTACTTACGGGCGAGCTAAAAGCTACGGGAGCCATGGGGGCTAACTCTTGGCTGGTAAATGATGACTGCGACACCGGCGAAGGCGCGTTAAACGACAACCTATCCATGCTGTCGTCAGCATAAGCAGGCGCATTCATCTCTGATATTTCAGACGCCCTAAATTGATCTTGCGCCCGTTCTCTGGCGTCCCGGCTTGGCGCAAGCTGCGCTCCTTGATATGCCGATATACCTGCGTTAGCTAACTTTGCCATGTTGAACGCAGGGCCAATGCCAGGCATCATTGACATGGCAAACTGCGACATGGGCGACATACTGTTGAGCGTATCCCGAAAAGCATTCCGATCTTGCGCCGGGCCTAGCCCCAGTGGGCCAGATGGTGCGGTAGTGCCAACGCCATAATCATTACCGCCACCACCCATCATGTTTTGCCGCCGCTTACGCAGCATCTCGTTGAAAGCATTGAGGTAGTACATATTAGGTTCCTACTGCGTCATGGCGTTTTGGTTCTGTTGCGTTGGGGCAAGGGCGTTTGTGGGCGCAGCAGGCATTGTTGCTGCGCGAGTAATGGTAGCGCCTTTTGTGCCCCATGTGGATGGGTCGCTCATTGCTTTAAGCAAGTTGCTTCGTTCTTTAGCTGGCAGTGTTGCCAACAACTCGTCAAAGGTTTTTGCAGAAAGGGACGACTCAGCCAATTTTGCAACGGTCTGTTTGCCAACTTTTGCGCCAATCTGCTCCAATACTCTATTTGCAACCGAAATCAAACTGTTTAATGGGTTTGGAATGCGGTGGTTAACAAGTTCTTCTTTAATTAAATCTGAAGCCCGTTGTTGACCAGCGGTAATTTGAGTGCCAATTGCTGATTCGGTTTCCAGTTGTTTGGCTACTTCGCGCACTTTTGCAATTTGATCTGGGGTAAGAACTTCGCTCAGTGACTCAAACCTAGCTCCGCCCCGACCGCCAGCACGTTTAAGCATAGCTTCTTCACCGCGACCTAGAACATTCAGAAAAGGCTGGATGCGTTCGCCGCCACCTGGTTTTTCTAGCACCGACACCATTTCACGCAACACTTGCGCTTGGTTGACGGGCGCGGACAAATCTGAAAACGTGCGCCGTGCTTGACCATACGCGGGAACCTTTGTTTCAAACACATTGACAAAATCGTTTAACAACCCCCGTGCGGCCATTTGCGTATCGCGTCCAATACCTGTAGTGGCAGTTGGGCCGTATGCAATGTCAGCCAAAGATCGCTTAATGTAGTGCAACGACTCGCCAGTAATTTCAGCAACTTCGTTAGGAATTTCCCGCATAAGTGGGTTGCCCGATGCATCAAGCACGCCAGTTGGCTCCATTCTTGGCGCGGATGTTTTGCCCATGATAAAAGGGCGGCCTTCCATCTTAGCCAGCTTTGCGGCTGAACTAAGCGTACCCGATGGCATACGCGAAATTACATCTACGAGATCGGTGTCAATTGGTACAACTGCGTTATCCGCAGCCTTGTACAAAGGTTGTGACATTATGCGGCGGGTATTAATTGCCTCTGTCAAATCTGGTGTAACTGCGTTTAGTGTAGATTTACGCGCAGCTTCCTGAGCAACCTCAATAGACATTCGAGTGTCTGCGGTTGGTCTTGCGCCTTTGGGTTGAGCACCCTTGATTGCGCGTTCCATAGTCGCTTGAGCAGAGGGTGCAACAAGGCCAGATCGGGCAAGTGCTTGCTGCGCCGTTAAATCCAAACCACTGGCTTGCGCCTCTTGCAAAGCTGTTTTTGCCGCCGCTACTTGTTCTGGTGTGCCCAGCGAATCACGGGCAATCTTGGCTGCAAGTTGATTAGGCATCTGGCGAATATCGGCAATCTTTGACACGCCTGTTTGCACCAGTCTATTTAGCACAGGCGCAACGACGGGGGCAGCGCCCCCAATCATGGCGCCTGTCCCAGCTTCGTCTGGGTTAATAATTGCAGACGACGCGCCGCCTAAAGTTGCACCGCCTACTGCGCGTGTAGCCAGATTGCCTTTAGAAAACCCGCCAGTGCGAATGGCTTGAGCTAACGGTGCGGCTGCTGGAATTGCTTTTAAAGGCGCAGCAATTGCACCGCCAACAGGAAGCGTGCCAATAATCTCAGCGCCTAATTCACCAGCACCCGTTGACATTGGGTACTCTTGCTTAAACGGTGCAACCCGCGCTTGTGACTCGGCTTGGCGGCGTTGGGCGTCAGTAATCAGGGCTTGACCAGCTTGAGTTGCCCCAACCGCTTGCAACCCTTGTCCAACAAGCCGCTGCCCACCAAACATGACATTGCCGCCGCCGCTAATAACGCCTTCAGACAGTGCTTGAAATGGAGCGCCAACTGACCCAAAAAAGCCGCGTTGTTTTTCAAGAGCAGCAGTGGAAGTAGCAGGTGCCGCCGGGCCTTCATCAGTCAGCCATTTTTCACCAATAAGGTAGGCTTTAACACCTTTGTCATTAGTGGCAGTTTCCGTAAACGGTTTCCATTGGTCGCCCACCAAAACAACACGTTCACCAGTATCAGGATTAGTCGCGGTTTGCAAGCCCATGATGCGCCTTTAATCTCGTTTGAAGCCGGGGGGAGGCGCAACCCCTGCTGCCGCAGCAGGCACTGGTGCGCCGCCGCCACCGGTCGCTTTCTTTTTTGGCGTCGCCGAACCTTTGACGTATGCGTTTTCAATGTCCTCAATAATTCGCAGCGCGGCCTGAACTGGCTGGGCTGGATCAGAAATTGACTTAAGCATAGTTTGCAATTCAACGTTTGAGTTAAGCTGCTGCGCCGACATTCCTGTGGCATTTTTAATTGAATTGACCAATCGTGTACGGGCGCTGTTAATGACTTCGCGCTCCACTTGCGCTTCAGTGCTAAAAGCCTTCCCCGCAATTTGACCAACGCCTGATGCGGCGGTAAAAGACGCAAGGTTTGACAATGGGTTTCGCTCGGTGCTTGGGATAGCCCGAATTTTGTCCAAGACCAAAAATGACGCCCTCAAGTTTTCCAGATCGTCGGCAAGTTGCGTTTTGCCTGCTTCAACTTTGTTTTCGCGCAACGCAGCGCCAGGTTCTTTTCCACCTACGCCAATTACACCAACTGATCCAGTCCCCCCGCCTTGATAGCGTTTTGCATCAATGGTAATCATTTGATTGGGATTGGTAGGGTCAACAATTTGCGTAATTGTTGGTGCTGGTTCAGCCCGAGGCGCTGCTGGGGGACGCATTGCAGCAGCACGCTGTTGCAAAAATTGCATAAACCCAGGGTCTCTTTTTGCGCGTTCAAATTCAGCAATACTTGCTGGCGGTGTCGGTGCCGCAGGCGACAGCCGAGCAATCTCTTTATCTAGAATGTCAATATTGGCTTTAACGCGAGGGTCTTGATTGGCAATTAATGCCAATCGTTTACGTTGGTCTAACTTGTTTTGCAATTCGCCTGACACTGTCGGTGCAACCATAGCGTTAGCTGGTGCGACTGGAGCAGCAGACCCAACAGGAGCCATAGCGTTAGTTGGCGCTGCTTGGGGCATGGCCTGCGGAGCGCCACCCATAGCAGTGGCAAACTCTCTAGAACCGGCTTGTTGCTTCAGGAACGCTTCCGCGCCCATAGCCTCTCGTTCTTTGTACTGCTGAAAAGCCGTTGGCTCGTCAGGAACTTCAGCCAAGTCTGCTTCTACGCTGCCAAACTGTTGACTAATCCGTCCAAGATACGGGTCGTTATGTCGCGCCCGGACAATTGCACGGGCCTCGTCTGGAGTACGAGCGCGGAGCAGCGCATCACGGGAAGCCAGTGTTCGTTGTGTGACCATCGCCGCATCAGCCGCGCGTTTTTTATCAGCCTGCCCAGCAGCAAACTCCTGCTGGCGCATACCAAACTCTTGCTGGGCTTGCGCTGCTTTCTGCTGGGCCATTGCATTGGCCTGCATTTTCTCTTGGCCTTGAGAGTAGCCCTCAAAGAAATTTGAAGGGCCACCTTGGTCAAGAACTCCGAAATTAAGTGCCATGATATGTCCTTAACCGTAAGTGTATGGGTCGTTAAAGTTAACGCCCATTCTTTGGTTGTACTGGCCGGGGCCATAAAAACCACTGACTAGGCTATCAAACCCACCAGAACCAAGTGCTTTTCCAATGTTGCCGTAGGCCGACTGCCTAGCGCGCTCAGACGCTAACATGGCATTGCCTTGAACATCGCCTTGGTTCATCATCAGATTTCCAGCATTGGTCGCGTAGTTTTGACCGGCAGTGCCAATTTGAGTCCCGGCTGTTTGCCCTACATCAGCAAGTCCAGCCAAACGGTTGTAACCAGTGTTTGAACGTGCTACGTCAGCGTTGTACGCATCAAGTGCGCGGCTGTAAGCATTACCAAACTCTTGCGAAGCCATGCCTTGGCCGTATTCTTGTGCATTTCTTAGTGCTTGACTAGAAAATAAGTTCCCACCAACGGATTGTCTACGTTTAAGTGCCTTTTCGCCTTCTGCAAGCCGAAACGCATAGCCTGGGTCAGCTTGGTAGTCACCAGCGCCAAACTTAAACGCTGCGGGTTGTGCAAACGCGCCACTTTGCATCTGCGCTAGTGCGTTGTTGCCTGCTGCCAACCTAGGTTGTTGTCTAGCAACGCCTTCCTCGTACATACGCTGTTGCAACGCCAAAGCACGATCATTAGCAGCAGCAGATGTGTTTGCGGCCTCTCTTGCCGCGCCTGACGCGCCGCCACCAGTAGCTTCCTCAAGACCGCCACCGAGAGCAGCACCCGCAGCAGCGCCTGCTGGCCCACCAAAATAATATCCCGCCGCGCCACCTATTAATTGTGCCCAACCCATAATCTTTCTCCTTGTTACCCAACCACCCAGGCCGTGCCATTGTCAAACACCGGGCAAACCACCGCACCGCCACCAACAGGGGCCGCCAAGAACACAGGCGCTAGGGCATTTGTCACCCACGATCTGCGGCCTTGTGTACCGGCTGCTGGCAGGGTTGCTACTGTGTACGCTGCGCCTAATCCATTTCCCCCATTGGCTACAGGGAGGATACCAGATACATTGGTTGTAAGATCAACAAAAGTCGTAGCCGTTGTACCAGTGCCGCCGTTAGCTATTGGCAAAGTTCCACTGACCTGAGTGGTCAGGCTTACCCCACTGAGCGTCCCGCCAAGCGTCAAGTTACCTGACGTAGTTACCGTGCCTGTCAGCGTAATACCGTTAACCGTGCCTGTACCACCAACGCTGGTCACCGTGCCGACAAACGCATCGTTGCTGGTGATTGTGAAGTTGGGATATGTCCCGGTCACTACCGTCGTGCCTGCGCCTGTCAGCGTTACCGTCAAGTCGGGCAGGCTGTTGGTCACTGTAATGGTGCCTGCGCCATTGGTCACAGTAATGCCCGTGCTGGCTGTCAAAGTGTTTAGCGAATAGCCCGTGCCGTTGCCAATCAGCAGCTTGCCGTTGGTAGGGATAGTGCCAAGACCCGTGCCGCCATTGATGACCGGCGTAATGGCAAGGCCAGCGCCTGTGATGGTGTAGACGTTGTTGAACCAGAGAAACCACTCCATAGACACAGCACCAGTCTGCGCGTTCAGCAAAGGAACGCGAGGTGCGGGAATCTGGGTGATGTTTGCCATGTCAAGACTTTGTTGGACTCAGCACCAACTCAGCGCCAGTAATGGCAATTTTTACCGGGTCAGTGCCGCTGACCTCATACACTCGGTCACGCAGCTTGAGCGTCATGCCCAGCCGACGCCAGAACGTGCGGTAGCCATACTCACCAATCTGCCCCATGCTGGCCCAATGCTCGTTTGACCAAGTATGGCCGCCGTCGTCGCTCCAGCGCAACATAACTTGCGGGTTAGCACCCTGCGTTGCCAGTGCTTGTTGTTCTGCAATTAGAAAATCATCGTTTTCGGTAATTAGAAAATCTTCATTTTCAGTCACAAGATATATTGTTTCTGGGTTAAGTAATCCATTTAACCCAACGCCAGTCTCAGCGTTAAGTTGCAGCGTATGGTGTGCCGTGCGCTTGAAGTTGTTTTCGCCGGGTGGCAGCGCCCTCCACGAACGCAACCACTTTTGAACCCCGCCGTTGTCAGCGTAAACGTCTAGATCAAACCTGTAAAGGTTGCCGTTCTCAAAGTCACCAACAATGATGTTGCCACCAAAGTTGCATTGGCAGTTGCTGCGGTGCCGCATAAACTGACCTGCATCAAATCCAGCACGTTCGTGCCAGGCTTGAGTTGACACATCGTAGACCCAAGTGGCGTTGCCAGACGGGAATGTCAGCACGTAGAAGGCATGGCCTTCTTGCTGGTAGGTGTACGCAATAGCGTCCGAGATGTTGCCGTATTGGGCAATAGCATACTCAATGGCGTGAGTAGAAACCCGAGTGCCGGTGTAGCCGTTGGCGCGATAGACAATGCCTTGCCCACGGGCGTCTGTACCCAGCCAGAACAGGCCGTTGTCCAGTTTGGCTATGGAGTATGCAGACACGCAGCCAATCTCGTTAAAAGCCCCTTGGATGCGCTCTAATGGAAAATTTTCAGATCCTGCGTTGTACCAGACTTCAACCGAGTCAGTACCAAACACCCACAGTTGCCGGTGGTCAGCAATAATCCCTACCACGCCGTCGGGTGAGCCTTCAGAGGCTTTGAAATCGCCCGGAATTGAAGTTCCATCAAGTATTTCTGAAATCCAAAGAAGCTGACTGTCAGGCTGGTTGAAAACAAAATAGCCATCAAGGTAGGCCACCGTCACAGCGCCAGGAAAGTCTGGGTCTGTGATCTGCACAAATACGTTGGTGACTTCGTTGTAGATGTAACCGTCAGGGTTGCAGGCAAAGAATATCTGAGTGCCGTTGTCCGCAATCGATACCGGGCCGGTGCCTGACACCGTGCCAAGCAAAGTAGGCGTAGCCGTCATGCCGGTCAACTTGTAGACCTCTTGGCCTGACACGACATAAAAGTCGGTGCCGTTGGTCTGGTGCGCCCACAATGCCCGGATGGGGCCGGTACCTACAGTCTGAAGGAACTCCAGCCCCGGCGCTCTGTTCAAAAACCCAGCCTCTAAACCGCCTGCGGGAATGGCTTCTGGAAACAAATTGACGCACCGATTGGCCGCAGCGTTGATACTACGCGCAACATAGGCCGAGCCAAGAATGGGCGTGTGCATTAGAAGTTGCCAGCGTAGATGTTGTACCGTTGACGGTTGGCAACAATGCCATAAGGCATAGCCATCACATCATCTGGGTTGTTGATGCGCTTGAGGTTGCGCTTGCTGGTCATGGCAATGCGCTGCACTTGCGGACTTGGCTCGACGCCAAACTCAGCGGCAATCTCGCAGGCCAAGTTGTATTTGAACGCTCTCAGGTAACCAGGCGGGAACGACAGCGTAGTCGCCAATACTGCCGGTTGCGTCAGTTCCTGAATCGAAACAAAGTGCCATTCCAGAGGACGCAGCGGCACCGGGTAGACGTACATCTCAATGTCAGGGTACGTCATGTTGACCCACATAACCTGCGGGTAGGTGCTGGTCACCGTCTTGACAGCAATACCGTTGTACTGCTGCTGATTGATGATCTTGATGCCGTAGCTGACGTTGGTGGCCGCATCCCTAAAGTAGGTAGAGTCTTCCAACAAGACCGGCCTGTTGCCGACAAAATTACCCGTCGGGCCTAGTGTGCGGCTTAAAGTGCTTGCAGGCCAAGTGAATACTTGATCCTGCGTAGAGAACACTGATAACCGCTCAGTGTTCCATGAGTCAATCATCTGGTTCATCGCCGACAGTGCGTCTTGCGACGCTGCCGCTGAAGGTGTCTCACCCTCTGCAAGCATCCCAATCAGGCGCATGGCCCCGTTTATCTGGTCGCCAGCAGATGTGGTCATACCTATGCTCCTAGTTCAACAACCCCAACTCGCGGCCTGCCACGGGGACGCCGCATTTCGTTTACCGTGGCAGAAGGCTCAACGTCATCCAAATCATACCTTACCCAGCCATTTTGCTCGTCGTAGTCAGCTTCCGATTCCGCGCAAGCTACTTTAGTACCGTGAACTGGGTGACGTAGATAGATGACCGCCATATTACGCCGCGCAGTGAATGATCGCAAAGTTGAGCACTACTGCCTCAGAGTATGAAGTAGCAGCAGTCAGGTTTCGCAGCGTAATCAAAGCAGAACCAGCAACCATGTAAGACACATAAACAACATATGCACCAGCGGCACTA